CGCATTAAAGAAGAGAGCAAAAACAAGAAAGTCCTATCATTTGTTAGGATTGGCTCCGAATGTCAATTTTAATGTTTATAGGACTTCTCTTACATCGATAGTGAGGACGATTAAAGAACGTGTTTTTTATGTTTCTGACGGCAAAGAAGGGTTTGTCACCCCTCCCAAACCAGATGGAAAACACATTCAACAGTATTGTGCGAAATTTATTAAAGAGTTCAGTAGCAGAGTTCATACTGTCTCCCCGTTAACCAAGGATCAATTTCTTGGGGCCTACGAAGGACGCAGGAGGACTGTCTATGAAAACGCTTTTAAGTCATTGCATGGTAATCCACTAGTAAAGAAAGACTCGATACTTAAGTATTTCTTGAAGGTGGAAAAAACCAACTTTACTGCTAAATCAAATCCAGTACCTAGAGGAATCAGCCCACGTGATCCTCGCTATCATGTTTCGCTTGGTCCGTTCATAAAACGGATTGAGCATGAAGTGTACAATATCGTAGCCGACATATTTGGTGCAACAACTATAGCTAAAGGACTCAATGCCCAACAACGAGGAAACTTGTTGCTTGATCATTGGAAATGCTTTACAGACCCAGTTGCAGTCGGCTTAGATGCTTCTCGTTTCGATCAGCATATCAGTGAAGAAATGTTGAAGGTGGAACATTCATTCTATATGAGGTTCTACCCTGAAAGCAATTCCCTGAAACGCTTGTTGAGATGGCAGTGTGTCAACATAGGTGTAGCTAGAGTTAATGATGGTATAGCTAAATTTAAGGTTAAAGGAACAAGAGCTTCAGGTGACATGAACACAGCTCTGGGTAATTGTCTAATTATGTGTATGAATGTTTATTCATACATGTACAGTGTAGACATGGATACCAGTAAGTTTCGTCTCATCAATGATGGAGACGATTGCGTGCTCATAATGGAGCGTTCCCACTTAAACAAGTTAACGTCACTATCCAAGGACTTCATCAATTTAGGCTTTAACATGAAGGTTGAAGCTTTTGTTGACATTTTCGAGAAGATTGTTTTTTGCCAAGCACAACCCATCTTAACTCCGGAAGGTGCCATATTAGTTAGGCAAGTTCACGTAAGCTTAGCTAAGGATTGTATGTCTGTTAAACCATTGGATTCCCTAGGGATATTCAAGAAGTGGACAGCCGCAGTCGGTAAAGGAGGCATGTCTCTCGCAGGAGGACTGCCAATTTTACAGGACTTTTACCAGAGTTTTATCAGAAGTTCAGAGGGTTCCAAACCGCTCAAGAATGATCCTTCTCAAGAGACTGGGCTTGAAAAGTTGTCAAAAGGTATGAAAAGGTGCTATAGTAATATAGCAACGATTACCAGGGTCTCCTTTTGGAGAGCCTTTGACATAGAACCTGCAAAGCAAACAGCAATTGAGGCAGAGTTAAGGAAGATCACAATTGTATATGATCCAACTTTCCCTGCTTCCACACACTTCAGATACCTATAAGTACCAACAACGTAAGGCAGCATAGCTGGAAGGAGGTGCCCTTCCGTCCCCAACACCGTAGTATCAATAGTAACAAAATTAATAAAATAATCACAAAAAAAATTTAAAATAGTAATAAAATAACAAAAATATTTCAATTTCTACCACATTCATAAACCGATACTGTAGATTGAACATGGGGTCCAATGATGTAATTGACCAAAACTATAACTTTAGTGCTAATCAAAATGCCAAGAGACTGCACGGACCACCTAATAAAGTTATCATTGGATGTACAGTCCCCAAGTCATAGGGTATCCCATACTATGACAA